ACATGATTATATTCCATACGACTTATATTAAGATCATGGACAATTGTAGACATGATCTTTCCATAAAATATCTTGTCATCGCCCCATGCATCAATTATCTCAGGGGACCACATGAACTCAAAACCACCAATGGGAAACAAAAAATGTAGTGGACCATATGCTGCTGCTTGAGAAGGTTTGCCGGAAGCGAAAAGTGATTTAGCGCGTATCTCTTGAACACCGTGTACATGTTCAATAGCTGCGTTGAACATGACATTAAATTCTTTTGAAGAGTCTTTCGGCGACCTATTGGATGGATGGTCAAATTTGATAGCAACGTCATTTCCATATGATGCCTTCATTCCTCTAAAAACCGGTACCCCTCCCGAAGATTTCAAGAATGAGCCGCAGTGTCGTGAGATAAGCGCGACTACTTCATCTAGAGAAAAGTGGTTATCCTCTGCTAAGAAAGTTTTGAAACGCATTACGATAGATTTTCAAGTTTGTACTTTGCTCTAAAGATGTTGGCAATGACACCATCCCACTCATTTAGCAGATGAGTATCTGTTGGATTAAACACTGTCTTGCTATTTTCAGCCCAAGTTGCAAGTTCTTTGATAAAGGCAACTGCGTCTAAATCCGTAAAGGTGAAAATAGGATTTGGAATTGTCATAATGCCATACTTACCTTGAATAAGTTCAGCAATGGTATCAGCACCTTCAAGTAGTTGATCATAAAGATCACCAAGCGCGATATGAGCAGCAAACGACCTAGTGCGTAAATGCAATCTATGCGCGGTATCCCGTGCTCCAAATAATTGAGCGATGATGGTTTCCATTTCAAAGTCCTACTGTATAGATTTCTTATTTATGTGAAACCTAATTCTGAACGCTCAAACGAGAAAAACCTGCGTTATGCAGGTTTTCTCTAAGGTATCAGTCGAATTATTAACCTGGCATTGTGGCACCAGTAGAAAGAACTCTGATTGGAATGTAGATGAATTCAGCAGCCTTCACTGGCTTCAGTGCCACGTCGAGATACATCTGATTGTTGTCAATGATGTAATCAGTGTTGTTGGAACTATCGCACAAGGTGACAAAGTCATAAAGACCGCGCTTTGCCATGATGTCATTTAGGAATGCATCAGCTGCAGCCTTAAGGTTGTCACGTGTGATCTTGTCGTTAGGTTCAAAGACGAATGGGAATGCACCCACGCGAAGTTGACGCTTGATGAACATCACCATACGAACAACATTGACGCGATCAAGAGCCGATGTTGCATTGTAGGAAGTCTTTTGACCCCATACGATCATACCATTGTTCGGGAAGAACACGATTGGATTCAAGTTTGCCATGTACAGGATATCACGTTGGCCCTTGTTGAGATTGGTTTCAACGAAGGTTGTTGGCCCACCAAGAGTGCCTGAAACATAACCAACCATGTTGACACCCTGAACGGTACCACGACGAACACCAGCAGGAGCAAACCATACGTATGCCTGGTTATCACTGTATGCATAGGTGCGAAGAGCGATACCTGATGGTGCAACACATACACTTCTACCATCGAGGTTTGTTGAAATGCCCCATGGGTAGTAGTACGCAACATTGGCAGAACGTGAGCGCTCTGATGTATGTGACCATGCAACAGTTTGTTCAGTAGTCTTATCAAGAGGCGTGTCAGCGATAACAAATGCTTCATCACCAATGTCAGCTGAAAGACCCAATAGGCTATCTACAACTTCTGGATACCCAGGGCAAACAATAAGGTTGTATTCATAGATTTCAGAACGCACTTCCTGATTAGAAACGATTTCACCACCAAGAACTTCGGTGATCTTAACGCGCTTAGCAGCATCATTTGCGCCAAGTGGATCAAATAGATTTACTGTGCTGAGAGTGATTGTAAATGAATCAAGTGCTACAAATGGTGTCAATCCCGCCACTATCTTGAAATTGATGAAATTGTTATCAAAGGCCGTTCCAACTGTACCAGGGAATGTACCCATGGTGACACTGCCCGATACGTTAAAGTTCGACGCATCGACAAATTCAATAGTCCAAGTTTCATCAACAGCATTAACATCAGGAATGATCTGCGTTACTTGACCAGTACCAATGCCCGCATGGCTTGATGGTGCGTAGACGAGATCAAATTCAAAATAATCGCCTGGCGAGAATGGAGTTGCGCCAACAGTGATCGTAAAGTTCACCTTGGTTGAAGTCCAGGGTGCGGGTGGCACATGCACCTCTACATTCGAAGCAATGTCACCAGATACAGAACCAATTACCTTGTAAGTGGTTGGGCTAGTGAAGATGACCGAGATTGATTCTGGTTTAACGAACTGTGATGACGCTGTAATAGCAGAGATAGTGCCATTGCCAACTGCGACGCGAGTAGCAGAAGTTGCAATAGGAGTACCTGCACTCACAAAGGTTTCAGCTGCATCAGAAAGGTCGACGTTTGCACGAACAACATATGCAAGGTTACCAAGTCCAAGGAACTGATTCAATGCGAATAGACCGTATTCGTTACGTGCATCACCGTGATATTCATTACCGCCGCTGTCCTTCCAGAAGTATGGAATACCGTACAGTTGCGTGCTCTGACCAATAGACGTTACAGTACGAACTACAGAGTGTTCAGTAGTACCTGATGCCGAATAGATCGGATTTGGCTGAACTTTATTGGCACGAGTTGCCAAAAAGAACAGTGGAACTGTTGGGGCTGCGGCCGGAATATAGAACGATTCGTCTATAACGGTGGCTGATACGCCTGGGGAAACTAAAGAAGCCATTGATGTTCTCCTGTATAAATATTGACCACTGATCTACCACGATATAAGCGGCATATCATGATCATTCATGAAGATATTTATGAAAATCCTGAGTTCGTTTCTATTTTTGAACGCACTTTACCCGGTGATTTCTATAGTTCCGTACTCGTAACCCGCAGCAAATGGAGCGAGATTTCCTTGCTCATCAATCTCACCGATCCGCAATCCACCCATATCACCAAGCTGAATAACGATCTTTCTAACCAGATCATTCTTCACATCTACTGGTGCAGAAATATAGATAGGGATGTCAAAGGTCAGTGACCACATTATTATTCGGCGGTCGCCGCCCGGTGGATAATTCTCTTCATTGTTGATCCCAGTAAGTTCTACACTGGTGATCTTTGTCCAGTCAAATGCTGCATCAGATGTCTGTATCTGTAAAGTGGGATCAAATAGCATCAGAATCTGTTCAAGCATCTGATGCAACTGCAGAGTGTTAGATGCATAGAGGGCTAACTCGCATGACATCGTGTATGGAATAGGCATCACCCTGACGACAGTGCGCAGATCATCAGGGTAAACGCCGCCTGACGGCAGGAATACTCGTCTATCAACAACGCCTATTCCTTTTCTACTAGTTGCTAAGGAAATACCAGTCACTGACGCAGCCATAGCAGGGATGCTGAATGGTCTATTCTGGGTGTTGCCTGCTTGGATAGCAGCAACAACACGATCCTTGCTACCCACACTGATGGGAACCGACATGTACTCCATCTCGCCGCATTCACCCTTACCAGTTTGCACCTTCATGCCGGTAAATATTTGGCAGAACTGAAGTAGGTATGCTCTTATCTGATTTTCATGGAAAAATTCTGTTATCATTTTGATCTCTCATTAGATGCCAAATTCCTTCTGGTAAAGGAGCCTGCTTTGAACGCCAGGCGATTTACAGAAAGTGTCAATGTCTGTAGAAGAGACATCATTAGCCTTGATTAGTCTCTTGAAGAACACGCGCTCCTTCAAATCAAGTGACGTGTTGAATGTCTTCATGGTAAGTAGGGCAGAATCTAGCAGAAGAATCAGGTCAACCTTTTTAGATCGCTTATCAGCACCGTCAAATGAGTAATATAATGAAGTAAAGTGGATTGGCGAAAAATTAGCCAATCGCTTTATTTCATTCGGCACCGTAGTCGGATTGCCATGTTCATTAGATGCCATTGATGTAGTAACTTTACTGAAGAGCGCTGTGAGCTTCTTGAGATACTCGTTACGTTCTGCGGCTGGGTCGCAGGCCAGCTCTAATGCAACAACGAATCGATACACCATCTTCTTTACAAGGGCCGCATCTAAATGATAGTTCTCACCACCGAGGGCGCGAAACTCAATGTACCCTTCACTGAGTTTGCTGATGTTGACGGTGCGATTTTTGCCTTGGGAAATTGCTCGTCGCGCGACGTCATACATGTCACTCGCAGTTTGCGGGATTCTGCCATTTAATTTAATCCCAGTCAATATCGTCTTAATCTGCGGTTCGGTATAGTTATTGTTTAATCGATTAAATGCGCCGGTTGCATAATCCTCACCCATGAATAGGATAAGCTTCACAGGATCCAACTTTTTCTCAATGCCTGGAATACTTACGTTGACATGAAGGCCGGTGGAGTCATTCGTTTGAATACTGCGCTTCTGCATCCAATCAAAGATGGTCGTAATGGTCACTAGAGAGTCAGACAATGGCAATGGTGGCGAAACAAGCTCTGCACCAACTGCGTCAAAACTATCGTCAATAGAACTGTCTGTCTCAATGTACCAATGCTTCTTATTTTTTACACTC